TTCTGGAGTTCAAGGTGCTCCGAGTGATCAGTCCCGTAGAGCGGGACCTGATCGAGATCCCAGCACACCAGATCGATGAGGCCAACGAGACCAACTACATTGCCTCGCTGTCAGATAAACACGCTCGCTACTACGTCTACAAGGGAGCCAACGTCCGGATCCTGCCAGCCCCGGCAGAGAGCCAGACGTACGAGATGAACTACTACGCAAAAATCCCGGCTCTGTCTGCTTCCAACACGACCAACTGGCTTCTGACGGCTCATCCAGATGCCTATCTCTACAATGCGATGGTCGCAGCAACTCCCTTCCTGGGGGAGGACGAGAGGCTTCCAGTCTGGGGTCAGTTGGCAAATGAGGCAATTGGACAGATCCAGGCTGCAGATGATCGTAGGCGTGCCAAAGGAAGCAGGCACAGCCTGAGCTTCCGTCCTGTGGGGAATACGCTTACGAATCGGCTCAGAGTATAATGACACAGCTTCTCAGATACGGGACCAAACGCTACGGGGTTGGTCCTTATGTGCGAGCAGCCATTTTTGAGCAGGCTCCCAATGTAGTTGGGGATTGGACAAAGCAGATTGACAGCATCGCAGAGAGTTGGGCAACACAAACCGACTTAACTGCAGAATCCTGGGCAACACAAACCGACTTAACTGCAGAGAGTTGGATCACGCAGGTTGAGAGCCCGGCAGAATCTTGGACGATTTTTAAACAGGTTTAGATGCCAACAACAACGAATTACAGCATTACCCTCCCAACGGTAGGAGGGGATAAGAATACCTGGGGTTCTGTGCTGAATGATGCTTTCCAAAGTCTGGAAACAGAAGTCTACAATGTCGATACGACTCTGGGGGATGTCTCTGACTCTGTCACTCCCTCTCTAGCGTACAACCTCGCCCAAGCAGCGACAAATGCCAGCACGGCTCTCAGTGTGAGTAACAAATCCCTGAATACCACACTGACCACACTGACCAGTCGAGTCTCTGCACTGGAAACCTTGGTGGGAGATGTTGGAACCAGTGGGTCAGTGGCAGATGATGCCAGAACTGCAAAGACCACTGCTCAATCAGCCTACACTGCGGCAACTACCTAAGTATGCCGTTCAATTCATCAATCTACACAGACCTCGAACTGCCATCTCTAAATCAGGATGGCAGCACCTATGGCACGATCATTAACACCTATTTCCAGGCGTTGGAGACCAAGCTGAAGAATTTGAGTGATCGGATCAACGCTGCAGGTGTGGGAGACAGTTCCACCTTGGCTCAGATCAATTCAGACATTGATGGAATTTTGCCAGATCCCTATGCAGGGGATTACAGTACAGTCTCAACGTGGCCTGCTTACAATACAGAATTAACTGCACTGGGACTCTCCCCCCCTGAGACTGCAAGCGAGATCAACACATTCTTTGACGGTGGCGATTTTGCGACCTTTGCCAATTTCCTCAATGGGAAACTCAACAGTCTGGACACTCTGGTCGCTACAGCAGAAACCGAAATCTGCATTGCAAATCACTACTCAGATAGAATCCTGAGTTTTTCGGACCACTATGTCTGGTCCCAGACTGCGACCAGTACACTGGTTTTTTATCTTGATCCAAACACATACAGCACAATTCCATCTGGCACATATACCAGTTTTAATTTGTACACCCAGGTTTCCGATGGGTCACAACCTATGCCAACAGGAGGAGTGAGAGATACAGATATGGACCCTGCTGTTCCAGTGTCTCCGGTGCTGGCTGATATTGGGAATGTCGTGGTGGTAGCAACACCAGTAAATGGTGGAAGTTTCTCTTCTGGTAGTACCATACGAATTAGTAGCAGTGACACCATCAATATGGTTTTAGGTTCTGCAATGTCTCCAACCGGATACACAGTCATAAACGGGCATGGGAGAAACATCTATCAGATCACGACGACGACGTACACCCTGACTCTTCCAGAACCTGACACGAGTGCTTGTTGATGGCAGCCTTTACGCCCAATTATAGTTTTACTCTCCCTGAAGTCGGTGGAGACACAGATCAATGGGGCACACAACTAAATGCCAACTGGACCTCCCTCGACTCAACACTTAAAACGGTCGCAGATTCAGTCGTAGATGTGACCTTAACGGGGAACGACTACCTGGTCATCTCTGGTCAGGTGATTACCGTTGGAGATGTAGATTTAACTGCAGACGTGACAGGTACTCTACCCGTTGGATCTGGGGGAACTGGTCTGGCAGCATTGGGATCAGCAAATCAAGTGCTGGGAGTCAACTCTGGTGGGACCGCTCTGGAGTACAAAACACTAAGTACCGGAGGGACCGTCACCAGTGTCGCAGTCACTGGATCAGATGGGATTGAGGTTGACTCTGGATCTCCCATCACGAGCAGTGGAACGATTGCACTTGGAATCAACTCAACGAGTCTCTCTACTCATCTTGGGTTGGGATCTTTAGCGACTCAGTCCACGATCACTGAGTCGCAGATCAGCGATCTGCAAAGTTATTTAACTGCTGAGAGTAATGATCTTAGCAGTGTGGTTACTTGGGCGAATGTTCCCGATGCTAATATCACTCAGTCTTCTGTTACTCAACATCAGGCTGCGCTCTCAATTACAGAGAGTCAAATTTCGGACCTTGGCAGTTATCAGCCCTCTGATGCTGGACTAACGAGCATTGCAGGTCTCACGACAGCAGCAGATAAAATGATCTACACGACTGCTGCGGACACCTATGCAGTCACTACTCTGACAACTGCTGGACGAGCATTACTAGACGATGTGGATGCTGCAGCACAACGAACAACTCTAGGTCTTGGAAGCGCAGCAACCAGTAACACCAGCGCTTTTGAAGCCTCTGGTGCAGTCAGCACTCACGCAGCACTTACGGAAGTCCACGGGATCAGTGCATTCGGTGCGACTCTGGTTGATGACGCAGATGCTGCAGCAGCAAGGACCACATTAGGTGTGGATGTTTCGGGAACAGACAATTCGACTCCGGTCAGTTTAGTCACCACTTCTCACGATTACCTCAGTCTGTCTTCTCAGGCAATTACACTTGGTCCAATTGATCTGACTGCTGACGTTTCTGGGGCCCTTGGAACGGCAAACGGAGGTACTGGACTGACTACGATTGGAACAGCAGGACAAGTGCTAAAGGTCAACACTGGTGCGACTGCGCTGGAATTCGCAGATGAGTCAGGAGGTGGTGGTTCTAGCAGTTACATCGAACACAGCAGTACCGTTTCTGACTCACTAGCGATCAGTGCAGGAACCAATCGGATGTATATTGGAAACACAACGTTTTCAGGTAGTGGTGGTGTGACGATGGCAGGTTATTTAGTGATCAGTCACGGGTACGCAAATTTTACTAGTGCTTCAGCTTTAAATATTACCGGAACCCTAAACGTGATTTAAATATGGCAGAAATCCAATTAGCTGGGACTAGCTTTGCCAGCATATCCAGCGGAACGATAACCGTCAATAATGGTACGTTGTCGAGCTCAGTGGTTTTCCCAACGTCAGGGCTAACTACTACGTCATCAGATGACAGTAATACTAGTCCGTCAACATCCAGTGCAGCAGGAGCATCCACGACATCAGATAACCGAACGGTTTCTGCTGGTAGCAGTGACATAGAGCACCTAAAAACTCAACATTTTACAACTAATGGCCCTGCAGACATTACCTGCTGGCTAGTGTTTGCTCACGGGTACGAGGATGGGGCAGTATTTTCCACTGCTAAATTTATATTAGAATCAGTTTCTGGGTCTAGTTCGTTTACCTATACTGATGTTTCCAATACCTATGGTGAAGCGACAGCACGATCACAGGAGAGCTTCAAACAAGGAGAAGGATCGAATCACGCTCACGGGAATCATTCCAATTTTTATATTTTTCGTGATGTCCCTGCTGGTACATATCAAGTAAAGGTAGCAGTATCCGTAACTGGTGGCACCCAAGTCCGTTACAACTATTTTGGAGGTATAGATCGTTTAACTGTTTTTTACAGAGGTTCATAATGAATTACTTAGTAGATGCCTATGGATTAGCCTTAAAAAACTTAAACATTATCTACAATTCTTACAGTGGTGGTGACTTTGATTCGTTTTATAGCAACACCATTTTGCGTTCGGCTTCAGAAAGTTTAGACCGAGCGTCAATTTTGACAGCTTTTGAAGCGGCAAAAACGGAAGTCGCTTTGGATTTATTGCGAACAGAACGTAACAAATTATTAAGTGAATGTGATTGGATGGCAAACTCTGACGTAACAATGACCGAAGAATGGAGAGTTTTCCGACAGGCTCTACGAGACATAACTACACAGACACCGTCACTAGATGATAACGGACAACTCACAGGGGTCAACTGGCCCACACCACCAACTGATTAACTAAAGGCCGAGCAATGCCAGCAGAACCAAAACGAGTAAAACGATGGATATAGAATTGATTAAAGAACTATCAAACCTGGGTGGTCTATTCATCGCCTTAATTGGTGCTGGTTGGTATGTAAGGTACATTTCAGATCAACATCGAGAAGAACGAAAAATCCTTTATGACAAGGACTCAGTAAATGATGAAGCGTTACGCCAGTTGATGTCCAGTTCTCATAATCAGTTGATCCAAATAATGACCGGAGTAAATACAACACTCAAAGAGATGACGGTAGCGATTTCAGAACTGAAACAGACGATAGAACACGGAGAGAGAAGGTGACCGAGTACGTTGAGAACTCTCCAAGATTTTCCAAGCAGGAGCTCCAGTGCAAGCACACTGGAATCTGCAAGATGTCCAAGCTGTTCCTGGATCGCCTGGAGGCTCTCCGAGAGGAGTACGGCAAACCGATTCGGATCAGTTCTGGATTTAGAGATTTCACTCACCCCGTTGAGGCTAAGAAAGCCTCAAAATCAGGTTATCACACACAGGGTAGGGCTTGTGATCTACTCGTTGGATATGACGGCTATCGGCTACTAGAGCTTGCGATCAAACACGGATTCACAGGGCTGGGCTGCAACTTCCGAGGACCCGTAGAATCCCGCTACCTCCACGTGGATGATCGAGATGATGATCCCCCAGCCGTCTGGAGTTACTGATGGAAGATGTACTACTGGATTATATCAAGG